ACCTGGATTTTGAGCTAAGGTAATTGTTGCTGGAAGAGTGTTTAATACTCTTTGTGTTGAAGAACCTGTGTTCCAAGTAAAATCATCCCAACTGATTTGTAAAGCTGGAGGATAGATTGTATTAGTGTCAACAGAAAAATATTTTAATTCTGGTTGGTAGTTTTTATTATCAACCCACTCTAAACGTTGTTTTAATAAAAATCCGTAATTAGGTAAAGAACCAGTAACCCAAGCGTTTACTGTATTTTTAACATTTAAGTTAAGATCCTTATCTGTTCTGTAAGAAAAAGTAACAGATGAAGAATATTGTGAACCTGTATACCAAACACCTCCTCCAGGTCTAACAGATGATGTATAAGAAGCAGTAGCATATTGAGGTGCTGTCCAAACATTACTGCCTGAGTAATCTGACCAAATCCAACTACATCCATCAGTAGAAATAGGTTCATCTAAGTACCTACCAGTTCCCATTCCCCAAAATTGGGCTGCTGGGAAACAATCTACAGATGTTGTTACTGCTAATCCAGTAACAGTAGATACAAAACATTGTAGTTTTGCATTCCAACTTCCTGAATCAAAAGTAGCTTGTGGGATTAAGTCAACAGCTGCCGCTATATCCTCATTAGCAAATTGAACTAAAAATCTACTAGCTTGTGGACTAGGATTTGAATATGCAAAGGTAGTAAGAGTAGCTTCAACTATTTCATCTAACCCTGTATTCATACTAGGGAATAGAGAATATAATGTAGCGTCTTTTTCGGGAAATATTTTTAATACTGCCATGTTGTTATAAATTTACTACCCTTCCTTGAATATCTTGGTTAGGATATTTAACTTCAAAAATACTTGGATCTAGTGAAGGATATACTACATTTGAAACCGTAGCAGCACTTATGTCATAAGCATAGGGAGAATATCCTATATTAGTACCTACTAGATTAGTAATGTTTACAGATTTTACTGTTTGAACCCCAGTAATTTTGTCTAAAAGAATATAAATATTTCTTAAAACAATTGGTTGATTGATTTGCCATTTATCAACAGCAAAATAGTCTTTTAAAGCAACTATACAATCAGCTAATACTTGGTTACTATTATATTCTGGTAGTACTATGATATCAAAATTAACTCCAATGTTAATAATAAATCCGTCTTTAATATTAACAGAATCATTAACCATTCTGTATTGAGATAAGTATGTAGTAACGTTTTGTTTTAATGCGGGTGATGCTGTGGCTAACTGTTGGTTCACGTTATATGACAACACATACAAGTCTAATACGGATTGAGACTCACCTGCTGATAATGATTGAGCTTTAGTTGGTTCAATATATGCTTTTGAAATAACACCGTATTTAGCAGGCATAGAAAGTGTTCTTACTAAATAATCATCTTGAGTTACGTTACGTAATTGTGAGGCAAAGTTAGCAGATGAATTTTGTCTAATTTCCTCTACAGTATCTCCATCTCCTCCTCCATCAGCAGCAATTGGGTTTGTAACAGCTAATGAATCAAATATGGTTTGAGCAGTAACAGAATTTAAATTTGAGTTTAAAAACTGAATGTTTGCTGTTAAATTGGTTAAATCGTTTGAAGGTACGTTTGATGCTACTCCTCCACCTGTTAAATATCTAACAGTAAGTGTTGTTTGAGAAGGTGCAATACCATAAGTCTTAGTAAATAAGAAGTTTTCGGGTGAATAAGCTGTTGTAAGTTTATCTTGTTCGAAAGGTAAACCAATACCTACGTTATTTGGGTTAGGAATAATTTCCTCATCTGTATCTAAAGCCGTACCAGAACCAAATTGTAATTGTAAAGATCCAGAATCTAAAAATCTAGTTACAAATCTACGTTGTACTTTTTCTAATTTTAATAAGTAAGGTGTATCACCAGAATATTGAGACAAATTAGGATCATTTACATTGGTATTTTTAATTGAATTATATACCATTTCTTGACCTAAATAATCTACCTCATACCACTTATTATCGTCTGTATCTGTTACATCTAAAATTCCTACAATTTGAGGGGCATTTATTTCAACTGTTGAAAACTGTTGAGGAGCACCGAACGTAAAAGTAGTTGTATTAATAGTAGATGAAATAGCTTTACGAGTTTTCTTTAAAAGGAAATAATTTGGATTACCTCCAGTTAATGAAAACACAGTTATTTCAGTAGGATCTCCTGAACTTGATACTGAAAAGTCTACAGGATCTTCTATTAAGAATGATACTGAATTATTTGTAACCGATGCTACTTGAGCATTTTGGTTAATAAATAAAGAATAATCAAAATCAGGTACATAAGTAGAACCTGAAAGTTTAGCAGGTAATTGTTGGTAAAAATCAATAGCCGTAGTAGCAACTTGAGTTACATTTGGTTTGTAACCAAACATATAAGCTAACTCATATAGGTTATTAGTTTGACGAGCATACTGTAGATATGTTTCTTGAACCTGGTTATCAAGGTAAAAAGATAAAACATCACCTACGTAAGCGGCCATTTCCATAAACATCATTCCAGGAGATGCTGGAGTAAAGTCGTTATAGGTTGTAGGAAAATATGTTTTAGCATAGTCTACTAAACTAGCCCTTAACTCGTTAAAGTCCCTATTAATATATTGAATATTTTTTCTTTTAGTTGCCATTAATTAAATAATATTTGTACTGTATCGCTTAAACCTGTATCTTTTATATTGTATGTTAATTCTACCATTACTTGGTTATAATCAGGGATTGAATCTACGTTTAAACTTCCAACTATAACATTTGGAAAATATAACCCCAATTGTTGTTGGATGTCTTCTTTTAAAGAATCAAGATTATCTTCGGCTATTTGTTGGAAAATAAAAGCCCTTAAATTAGCACCAAAATTTGGATTTAAATATCTTTCAGGTTGATTAGTTAAGAAAAAATTAATTAAATTATTTTTAACGGCTTCTTTTGTAGTATATGTAATTCTGAAAACACCAGGAGCATTAAAAGGAAGACCTACCCCAACCCCAACACTAGGTTTAAGATCAATAGGGGATATTTTCTTTGCTCCAAATGCCATTATTTACTCATTAAAGCCATTATTTGATCTAATCCAACACTACCTTCAGGCAATGCTCCATTAATAGCATCTACAGGCCCGTTTGCTTGAAAATTACCAGCATAAGCAGTTGTTGCTGCTCCTCCGCTTTGCATTTCTTCTAAAATACCTCCAAACATTGCTTGTCTTTCAGCTGGAGTTAATTGTTTTGGTTTTGAAAGATGTGGTTGAGCGTAAGTGTCCTTGATTGACTCCGTAACAATTGTTTTAGGGGCACGAACAGCTTCCAATAGAATATCTTTTAATTCTTCTTGAATAGCTTCCTTTACTGCCTCTTTAATAATTTTTTTAAAATCTGATGGTTTCATTGTTTATAAATATTAAGTTAATAAGCTTTTAAATTATCTCTGTCGATTATTAGTTTTAATTCGTTGATTAAGGTTTGGTCATCTGTTGTAAAGGATAATTCTGTAGTTATCAGAACAATACCTTGAGCATTTTTACCTAATGCTCTTCTACGAGTAACAGTAGGTGTATAAGGTACTTCCTCTATTTCAATGATAAATCCGTTGTATGTGGATAAGTTTTGAGTTGCCTCGGCTTGTTTTTGTGAATCAGCTAATGATGTTATTTCGGGTGATTGAGGTATTAGTGTTAAATTTTCATCGCAAGCCAATATAAAATTATCTACCAGCTTTAAGGATTCTGTTATTTTTAAAGTATATGCCCCTATAATAGAAATAACTAAAGCAGAACTGCTTAGTGTTTCTTTAATTTTAGCTAACTTTGAATCCCCATATTGATCAAAAGTAATTTTCCTAATTGCTGTTTGGATATCATTCAAACCAGAAACAACAAATCCAGGAACACCTGGAGGAGAGGGTATAAATTTAGAAGCTAAAGATACTCCTATAGAAGAAATATCTAAAGTAGCTATTGTTGATAAAATTATATTTAAAAAGTTAGATACTCCTGTAATAGAGGTTCCAATTACATTTAATCTAACACCAATACTGCTTAATTGTTCTACAATATTATTTCTTTGGTTTAATACTTCTTGTAAAGTAGCGGCATCAGGACAAACATCAGAGGTTAAATTATATTGGAGTATAAGATTATCTACAGATGGTTGCAAAATATCAGGAATTCTAGACCCAAGATTTAAAAGTAAAATAGGTAATTTAGCTGAACCTTTTGGCTTTAAATCATCTGGAAGTGAATTTAATAATATGTTTATATCTATTCCGCTCATTACAAAGTTTT